GAAGAGGTACTTTTGAAACAATCATTTTTGATACTTTTTTATGTATTTATTTTTGACAAAATTTTATTATATTTACTTTTATTTTTTACTACTGTTATAGTAAAATACTCTGTTTGTTTCTATTTTTCGACTTTCAATGCTTGAATATTTTTGTAACAATCCTTCTAAAAGATCATGCCACTGTGATACTATTTTATTAACATTAAATCTAATATCGGCATATTGTTTTACAAAATTTAAATATAATTCCGTCTCCTTTTTATGTATTACTTCAAAAGCATGATTTAATAAATTATAGAATTTACCAGCATGTTTATTATGATCAGCAATGAATTGATATATTGCAGTCAAATTTCCACTTGTATCAGAAAGTCCTGCTAAATTTGGATGTAAACACAAACAGCCTGCGCTCATTGCCTCAATCAATGCACGTGAATTGCACTCCAACCATATGGAAGGATAAGCAAATATATGTGCTTTTTGCAAATATTCTCTTACTACTTCGTTTGGTTGTGCACCATGATAAGTTATTTGTGGATGATTTTTACAAATATCAAAAACTTCCTTAAATCTATCGTCTGCGTTTTTCCAACCATAAAGTTCAAAACTTGAAAAAACATCTAAATGAATATTAGAATGTTTTTTTGCTAATTCAACAAATACTGGAACTAATATTTCTAAGCCTCTTTGTGGTGTACTTGTATAAATCAAACGTATCTTGTCTTTTTCTTTAGGCTTCCATGGAATAGGTTCAATTGGAGGTTCTATTACAATGCATTTTTCATCTTGTGGAATATTCAATCTATCAATATATTGATTATATTGCCAATGACCAACAAAAACAAATTTATGAAAACGATCTCTTGACTCTTTATGAATCAAATGATTTGTTTCAGGATCACTTGGTAAATCATGAATATAATAAATTCTGATTTTGTCTTGTAATAATTCGGTTACTCTACTTGGTATAATTTGAAAATGGTTCAATAATTCTGGATTTAATCTAGATTCAATCATACGGCAGCATTGTTCTGTACCACCATTTGCTTTTTTTTGCATCTCTGTAAAATAAAAACCCATGTTAACCCCCAAATATTTTTCTATAATTCCAATATGATAATAACATATCCTCTAACGAATTCGAGTATTTATATTTAAAGCCTGTATTTTTTACAAAAGCAGAACCATCTGCTACTAAATAATCCGGATCACCTATTCTTCTTTCGGTAAGTTCATAATCTACTTTTTTTTCTGTTACTTGTTCAAAAGTTTTTATCAGCTCTAAAACGCTATAGCCCTTTCCAGTTCCTAAATTATAAACCGCATACTTATGTGACTCATTTTGCATATATTCATTTGCATGTATCATAGCTCTGCATACATCTACAACATGAACATAATCACGCACACAAGTACCATCATGAGTATTATAATCATTTCCAAAAAGTTTAAATGGTTTTCCATAGACTACATGATAGTATAATTGATTTGTTACTTGAGGTAAATCATTATAAAAACATGCTCCTGTATAAGCACCTATTACATTAAAAAATCTAAATGACATACTACGTATATTATTTACTTTTGTAAAAGATTCAATTATTTTTTCTGCAAAATATTTGCTTGAACCATATACATTAGGCGGATCAATTTCACTTTGTTCTGTTTTTACTTCATTATTATTTTTATAGACAGCTGCAGTACTAGCAAAAATAAAATTACTATTATTTGGTAATACTTCTAATAAATTCATAATTCTACAGGCATTGTTTTTATAATATTCCAGTGGCATACTATAACTTGGACCAAGCAAACTATTTGCAGCCAAATGAAATACTGTAATTTTTTTATTTTTATTTTTTCTTATGTAATCAAGAACTTGTGAAGAAGAAAAGCAACTGTATATTACATCATCAAAATTATTTTTTTCAAGCAATTTTTTATAATTTGTTAATTTATTTTCTACAGCTACTACAAAATATTTATTTTGTTCTTTAAGCAATCTACAAAGAACAGAACCAATATATCCTCCGGCACCTGTTACTATTGCGACAGTATCAAATTTTGCTTTCATTATTCTTCAATCTTTCAAACATTCTATTTCTTAATTCTGTACTACTCCAATTATGAAACCTTGGAATAAAAACTAACTTTATGCCTCGCATTTCACAAATATGTTTTCCGGTAATTTGATTTTCTTTGCTTAAATAATCAGTACCCAAAAATCTTGCATTAAAATCATAAATTGTAAGTATATCAATTAAATCTTTTTCAGTATCATAAGGTATTACTTCATCAACAAAATCTAATGAACGCAATTGATAGTATCTTTCATGTAATGTTTGTATGGGTTTTTGTTTGAAATGTCTATCAAGAGTAGGATCACTTTGAAGCGCTACTTTTAATACTTTACTATGCCTTTTTGCTTGTTTTAAAAGATAAAGATGACCAGGATGCAATAAATCAAAAACACCTGTAACTAAACCAACAACATATGTTTCAATATTTTGTGAACCTATGATATTATGCATAATAGCAAACTCGATCCTTTCTGTTTGTCAAAATTGTTTTTGGATTGAAATATTTTGTTACAGTGTTTACTACTACATTCGTATCAAAATCTTTACAACTAAAAACATCCAAAAACATTGCATTGTATTCATTTACAAAATGCGCACAAATATTTGAAGTTTCAATTAATTGTGACATAGTAAAACCAGCTTTATTGCCTGTTCCAAAATGAACAATTTCAGGTTCACCATATGCAATCATGTCAATATTTTTTACCAATTCCTTGGTAAAAGCATATATATTTTCAAAAGATGTAATTTTTTCGTGATCGCATAGAGATGCGTCAACAGATAAATGCCAGCCCCAGTGCCTAATCATTTCTTTTCTTTTTATTAATAAACATCAAGTACTTCAACATACATTACATCATAAATTTTACCAAATACCCAAAAGTTGGTATCTAAATTCCAAGCAAAAAAATCATCAGGGTTGGATTGTAAAAATATTTTTTCTGCTTCTTTTTGTTTACTTTCTTTATGAGAAGCTGGAAGCATATTTTCCTTTAGGGTGCATTTTACAGTAGCACCATTTTGAAAAAATATTCTTAAAACATTTTTTTGTAAATCGCTAATTAAAGTATCTCTATCAATCATCTTTTCTTTCCTTATTTATGGAGTTGTTTCTAATATATTCCTGTAGTTCAATAAAACCACCGATATAAACACCATCAATGACTACTACTGGAAAAGTCTTTGCTTGAGAATATAATGATAATATATATTCTCTTGTGAAGTCAATATCTAATATTTTTTCATCATATGAAATATTATGAAAATTTAATAAATTTTTTGCTTTATTGCAAAAACTGCAATTTGGTTTACTATAGAGTACCACATTTATCATTATCGTATAGTCTCATTTATAGTCACACCTAAAATCTCATACTTCAAATATTCAGATTCTTGCGCTTTAAAATAAGCATTTACTTTTTCTAGTACTTCTTCTGCTGTATTTGCTTCAACCAATCTTATTTGTGTATCATTTTTGGTAGTATTATTTAATGCATCAACAATAACACCATAAATATTTACTAGAAAAAAGTTATTTATTTTTTGTGTAATTGGTAAATTATTTATTTGTTGATTATTTTCTTTCTTTTTTCTTGGCCCTCTTTTTTTTCCTTTAGGCCAACCAAGTACTCTTTTTTTCTCTATTACTTTTTGTGTATCAACTTTTTGAATATCAACTATTTGAGTATCATTTTGTTCCAATTGTTGATTTAAATTTTCATTCATTCTGATTCTCCTAAAATTAAACAAATTTGTCAGCCACTGAAGTTGCAGCAAAGCCATGTGGTTTTAGTTTTGGTTTAATACCACAGTTACCTAATATATATCCTATTGCTTGTTGTGCAATTTGCGAAGAAGCAAATTTTTCATTTGTGTTTATATCCAAATGAATTTCAACATGTCTACCATTGATATAATTTTCTAATTTTTGAAATAATTCTACTGATTTAATAGCTTCATTTAATAGTCTATTTTTTGGTCTTTGTTTTTTAATATCATAGTTTATTTCTTCTGAAATATCATAAAAAACTTTACCGCCATTGCAACCATTAATATGTATTACGACAACTGTACAATATCTAGCATAGCATTTTTGTTTTTTCATAAAAGTTTCAGAATCGCAGCCTATATAAATCTTTGATTCCATCGAAGATTTTTGAATGTAATCGATTACTTCCTTAATATTAATCTTTTTTTTGGGGAACATGTTTTCTGTGAATTTTACACATAATCCAGTCATTATACCATTTACTTTCATCTTCTAGAACATTATTTTGAAATTGTAACTTTGCTTCAAGATAATTGCATTCACCTTTATTTTTACAAAGATATAATATTTCTCTTTTGAATTTATCATAACCAAGAGTATTTATTTCTTCAAGTAACTGTTTATTTGAACCCCAATATGTTTTCCAATCTGATTCTACTAATACTTTTACTTTTTTATTTTTTACTTTTTTTATTTTTTTAAATTTAAGTAACTTTTTACCTATATATTTTTTACCATTTGTCAAATTGGTTATAATATAAACAAATCCACAATAATCTTGAAGCAAATTTTCATTGATTATTTCATTATAAAATAACCAAGGTGGCATCAGCTCCAAAAGCTGTCATCTTCATAACTCATCTTCTTCATAATCTTCATCTTCATCAAAGTCTTCATAATCTTCATTATCATTGTCTTCAAAGCTCATTGAATCATTCTCAAAAAAATCATCTTCAAAGAATTCTAATTCTTCATTATCTAAAATATTTTTTACATTTTCAAGCGCAATATCCAAATCATTATCTATGCCAAAATAATCGTCTAATTTAAAATCAGGAATATTGTTGTTCATAAAGAGTAATAAATTTTGTAAAAGACTCAAGTATACATCTTCATTATTGTTAGCATATGATTTGAAAACATGTATCATGTTTTCAAGAAAATCTTGTATTGTTATCATTGTCTTTACCTTTCTTATTACAATTTAAAATCTTTAAAAGTATTTTCGTTAACGTCTTTTTTTACTTGACCAATAATATAAGAGCTCAATTCAACTTCTTGGGGCGCAACTTGAACTTCAGCACCTGATATCCATTTATTTACCCAAGGAATTGGGTTGTCAATTTGTGGTGTATAAAGCAATGGCATATTAATAGATTTTAATCTCTTGTTTGTTATATATTCCACAAATTTTGAAAGAATATCATAATTTAAACCTACCATAGAACCATTACTAAACAAATATTCTGCCCATT